ACCCCATACGCAATACCGAGTAGTTTTTTGTTCCTAAGTTGATTAAATAAAGAAAACATTAATCAATGCCAAGAGCAAAACACGAATTCAATTATATTTATAAAACAGTTTGTTTAATTACAAACAGGTTTTATATAGGAATGCATTCTACTTCTAATTTAAAAGATGGTTATTTAGGAAGTGGAACAGTATTAAGAAGGTCTATACGAAAATATGGCAAAGAAAACCATAAAATAGAAATATTAGAATATTGTAATTCAAGAAAAGAACTTGCACAAAGAGAATCTGAAATAGTAAATGATGTTACTATCAATGAAAAACTTTGTATGAATTTAGTAATTGGTGGTGAAGGTGGTATATTTAGTGAAGAACACCATATCAAAATGAGAAAAGGTGCATCTAATAGTCTTAAAGAAAAATGGAAAACTGATGTTGATTATAGAGAAAAAATATCTAATGTTCTAAGAGAGAATATGAGACAAAACCACAAAGAAGGTAAAATAAAATATGATACATTTACTGGTAAAAAACATTCAGAAGAATCTAAACAAAAAATGAGAGATTCTGCTAAAGGTAAACAAGAAGGTTCTAAAAATAGTCAATATGGAACATGTTGGATTACTAATGGAACTGAAAATAAAAAGATTAAAAAAGAAGACTTAGAACTTTGGGAATCTAAAGGTTTTAAAACAGGAAGAAAATAAGACCATTGAGAGTTGGCCGAGTGGTTTAAGGCGCTGGTTTGCTAAACCAGTGAACCTTCGGGTTCCAGGGGTTCGAATCCCTTACTCTCAGCAAAACAATATAGAGGAATGGCCGAGTGGTTTATGGCACTAGTCTTGAAAACTAGAGTACCTTCGGGTACCGGGGGTTCGAATCCCTCTTCCTCTGCAATAAATTAAAATTAAAGTTATGAGTAAATTAGAATTAGTAAAGAAAGATTTGCTTGAAGCAAGGAAATCTAAAAATGTGATTACAAAGAATTTGTTAAGTACCTTTGTAGGGGAAATTGAAACATCTTTAAAAAATGAAAATATTGACATTGATACTTTAGTAGAATCACTAGCAAAGAAATTTATTAAGAATGCATCAACAATTGACAATGATGTATCAAGAAAAGAAATTGAAATATTAAATGAGTATTTACCTAAAATGGCAAGTAAACAAGAAATACTTGAATTTCTAAGAAATAAAGATTTATCATTAGGTGGTAGATTAATAGGTGAAGCAAAAAATCACTTCGGTGGAAATGTTGATCCAGCATTAGTGAAACAAACAATTGCATTGTTAGAAGTAACTAATTAAGATAATAGGGAGTTAGACTAATAAGTTGACATCTTTCCTTTAAACAAAATGAAACTTATTAACTTGGTGCGGCAGCATATTGGCGTATGGCGTTTCCCTGTCACGGAAAAGATTGCGGGTTCGAATCCCGTTCGCACCGCGAACCTACTTATAATTTTGAGAAAGTTATTATCGGTAGTCAAAAAGACTAGTCAAACTTTCAGATTGTTTTCTGTAAATTTTCAACATGAAAAGTAAATTGCAGCCATGCCGGAATGGTGGAATTGGTAGACACGAATGCCTTAGGAGCATTTGCCCGAAAGGGCGTGTAGGTTCGAGTCCTACTTTCGGTACTAAAAAATTTAATATGAAAAACAATAAAGTTAAAAAACATCATTTAGTAATAGTTGATATAAATAGAAAACTAATTAGAAATGATAACTAATGTACAATCAATAGTTGTGAAGAAACTGATTATATGAAAGGGTATAATAAAGCACTTAACGAAATGCAAGATTTTATATTAGATTTGTATAAGAAATAAATGGGGGTGAAGCTCTACTGGCTGAGCATCGCACTTGCACTGCGAAGGTTGAGGGTTCGAATCCCTTCACCTCCACAAAGAAAGTTTGACAGTATTTCAACTTTAAATGAAAATCTGCATCACGGGTAGGTATGCAAATTGGTGAAGCAAGCGGTCTGTAAAATCGTGACGTAAGATACATTGGGGGTTCGAATCCCTCCCTGCCCACAACATGGTGTTTGAAGCATTAAGGTGATGTGCCGAACTGTGAATTCGGAGAAGATGGGTCGGTACCATCCTTACACCCCAACATTAAAAAATGTAAACTTTAAGGTTTACTACAAAACAAAACATTAAAAATTCTTAAAAATTCAAAAAAAAATTCAAAAATTATGAAACGTTTTAAACGAAAATTTGTCAAGACATTTGCAGTCTTTTAAAATGCTCCCATAACTCAGTGGTTCAGAGTGCTACTTTTACAAAGTAGAAGTCGGTGGTTCGATTCCATCTGGGAGTACTGTTCAATATATTTTGTATATTATTGTATCGGTGTCCGAGTGGTTAGGAAACAGACTTTTAATCTGTGCTACGCAAGTTCGATCCTTGCCCGATACACTATTTCATTTAACACACAGTTTACATTGGAAATTAGTTTAATTGGAAAAATATTGGGTTTCGACCCCAAAGATATAGGTTCGAATCCTATATTTCTAGCAAAACATACACTGTGATTGTTTAAAAAGTAAACCCATCCAAACAAAGACCGAGAGAATGTATGTGTTAATAATATACATGGGTTTAATTCTTTCGTAGTGAGGTGGTATCCCTGCTTGGGCTGCTATATATTTTGTAGTATGATTGCAAAATTGAGAAGGTTCGAATCCTTCCTGGGAACAATATCAACAATGTGATATTCATAACACATTTTATGTGTCTAATGGTAATTTTGTGTTATAAATATCACATTTTTATGCCGTAGTAGTTTAGTTGGTTATAACATTCCCCTCATATGGGAAAGGTCGATGGTTCGATTCCATCCTACGGTACAAAAAAACATTAAAAAGTTCTTGCATTATTAAAAAATTATTTGTATATTTATATTGTTAGTGAGGGAGTTACTAACAGATTTGAAATGATTAAAAGTAAAAGAGATAATTGTTATATGGACTAATTGCCTATATAACTACCAGAGGGAAATAGTATTATGGAGAGTGCTAACGGTAACTTGTAGAAATACAGACACGATGTTAGTAATGATGTTAACTACTATATGTAGCGTGTATAAATAAACAACACAGCTTTCTCGTAATTTAACAACGTAGTTCTGTTGAAACATATACAGACTGTCCTCATATCTCGTAAATATTTGATGAAGTTTAATATCAAAATAAACTAACCTAGCCATGGTTGTAACTGAGTATCAGGTTTATGTATTATTCTAGAAAGATTCATAAATGAAGTAGTAATTACCATCAAATATTTTAAAAAAATTATATTGCGGGGTGGAGAAGTGGTTATCTTGCCAGCCTCATAAGCTGGAGATCGCAGGTTCGAATCCTGCCCACCGCTACTAAAGAAAGGTGCGAATTAGAATGATAACTGCAATTTGAATGATGATTCTAGACCTGGCTAATGAACTCGATTTGCAGATGGAGGGATATTAGAATAACTTGTGGTGAAATTGGTAGACACACCGGCGTTCAGGCTGGGATTGGGATAGAGACCCAGTGTGCAGGTTCGAGTCCTGTCAAGTTACCGATGGACGTTTTTGTTCCTAAAGTGATTAAATAATGTAAATTAAGTTACATTATGCCTAGAAAGGAAAAGAAATATCACTTTATCTACAAAACGACAAATACGTTGACTGGTCGCTATTATATTGGGATGCATTCAACAAATGATTTGGAAGATGGGTATCTTGGAAGTGGAAAGCGTCTAAGATACTCTATTCGAAAATATGGTAAAGAGAATCATATAAGAGAAATACTTGAATTTTGTGATTCTAGAAAAGAACTAAAGAAACTAGAAGAAGAAATAGTTACTTTAAATGAAATTGCAAAAGAAGAATGTATGAATTTAGTTCCAGGTGGACACGGTGGGTTTGAAAGAACTGAATCACATAAAAAAGCAATGTTAGAAAGTTTCAAAAACAGATTAAAAGTAGATAAATCTTTTTTAGAAAAGTACAAAGAAATTGGAAGACAAAACTTTAAAAATGCTCACAAAAACGGGAAAATAAAATATAGCAACTTTGAAGGTAAAAAACATTCAGAAGAATCTAAAAACAAAATAAGTTCTTCTATGAAAGGTAAAGGTAAAGGTTCTAATAATTCACAATTTGGAACTTGTTGGGTTACTAATGGAACTGAAAACAAAAAAATTAAGAAAGAACATATAGACCTTTGGGAATCTAAAGGATTTAGAAAAGGTAGAATAATATAGCAATGCTGGTGCGGTATAGGTCTCATGAGCCTTTTGGAAGATATTCCTACTAGAGTTTCGATTACTCTAATTGCTACTATGAGTGCGAGCGACAACTCAAATCTCAGAATACATTGAAAATATTTGTCGATATTCGAGGTGTATTTGTGCATTCGTCTAGTGGTTAGGACGCCACCAACGCTGGTGGAAACAATGGGTTCAAATCCCTTATGCACGACTAAAGCGAAAAGAGACTACCAGACAGTATGATTTCCAACGTGCGAATGTGCATGAGGAATATAGGACTTGATTGCTCGAATCTTATCTGATATAGTAGGAACACCTGCATAAATGATGATAAACAATATATGATGTGGCATCTTTAATAGCGCTAATAGAGATGTTTTGTTGGATAAGATAGCTTTAAAATATTAATATGCTACGACATGTTAAGAACCTATTAAATTCGTAGATTTAATAGTTCGCTTTGTAGTTTAATTGGACAAAACGGCACCAACTCGGGTGTTAATATGGGTTCGAATCCCATCAAAGCAACAAATTTATTACCAATATGAATATTTTTTTCTTTTTCGTTGAATATCTCCTTTATTCGACAAGTACTTGGATTCTCCTTCATTCCAAGTGGTAACGTTTAGTTACATTTTTACACCCTCTATGAAAATCTCATAGGGGGTTTTTATTTTAAAATATTTTTCTAACTTCATTTTGATTTGTCACTTATTTGTTATATATTAGTGAGATGAAAAAGAAACTTAAAATCAATAAAAGAAAAGCACTTCGAGAAGATATGATCGAACAAGGTGCTTATGATGGTAGGTTTAGTCCAAAAGTTCAAAAGTTAAAAAAACACAAAAAAGTAAAACACAAACATAAATTAACAGAAGATGATGAAAACTAAATTTAAACCGGTACACGTAACAGTTCGTGGAAAAATATTACCAAGTATTGTAGAAGACGAAAGAATCTTTACAAGTTCAAGGAAACTCAATTCATATCTAAAGATGTTGAATAAACACTACACGGGTTTAGAAATAAAAATGAAATCTTTTAATGCTAATTAGTTGCAATTGTTGATTAATATTCCTATATTAGTATTGTCAATAAAACATATTGATGTTTAACTTAAAATAAAGACGTATATGAAACGATATTTTTTATTTGGTGCATAACACTATTACTGTCAAGTTGTGCGACTGACGTAGATGTAAACGCTTGTGTGAACACAGGTGAAAGTGTTGGTGGATTCTGGTGGGGATTATGGAATGGATTAACAATGGGATTTTCGTTAATCGGTAGTATCTTTTCAGATGATATTACAATCTACGATGTGAATAACAACGGTGGTTGGTATAACTTTGGATTCTGGTTAGGAGCTGCAAGTTTCGGTGGAAGTGCTTCAAGTGCATCCAAATCAAAAAAATAGAAAATTTACTAGAAACTAAAACTTAAAAATTATGTTTACTATATTTGTAATATTATTCATTATCATTGAATTCTTATATGTTGTTAATACTATAGGAATGGCAGAAAATAATTTGAAACTAATTCAATATAACAAAGAATTCAAAGGTCAAAAATTTAATCAGTTTTCAGAAGATTACAAGAACACTATGTTAAATAGTTGTTTTCGTGTATTGGTTATTATGATTGTATTATTTGGTGGTTTACTTACAGATCAATGGCTAATTTGGATTTCTTTGATGGGATTGAACATTGTATTAGTAGGTCCTCTTAGTAAGTTACTAAAGAAACTCGATTTAATGACTGGTTATTACGTAGTAGTTTGGATTAATTCAATTATAGGTTTAGGTGCTGGAATCTTTCATATAATTAATGATTGGCATTTACATATTGACCTATATAAATTTGTTGAAAACTTTTTGAAATAAATAAAATATTTTTTCTATACGTGCATGTAATAATTGTATTAGTTCTCTGGGGAGAATATATACTCTTAGTACTCTTAGGGAATTTGTTTTTAATAGTGATTTAGTTAATATAAAGAAATGAATATACACATAGAAGATAGAGAATTATTTAAAGAATTAAAGAAGATTTCTATTTTGAATATTGAGATAGGTTCAAGAATGTATGGAACAAACAACGAAAAGTCTGATACTGATATTCTTTATATATATATTCCAAGTTATGATGAACTAAATTCTATTAGTGCTAGTCATCACCAATATCAATTCAAAGAAAACGGTGTTGACCATATCTTTACGGACATTTACACATTCATTAAGAATTCACTAAATGGTGATAGTACAATCAACTTTGAGGTTATTAATAGTAAAAAATTAATAGGTTCTGATTTAGAATGGTTGTATAATACAAGACACCTATTTAGGAACTATAAAATTTTACGTGCATATCTTGGTAGGGCGAGAAAAGATTTGAAACAAATTCGTTCAAAGTCCAATGTTGAAGATATGACTAAGAAATTAAGTCATGGTATTAGGAGTTATCAATTTGCATGTAATGTACTAGAAGATGTTTTTAGTTCAGAATGGGATGATTCATATTACTATGATGTTTTAGCAAGAACTAGGAATATGACTATCAAAAGAAAAATATATAACCTTTCTAGTGAGTATGAAATGAAAATATCTGTTTTGAGGGAACGTGTTAATTTGTTTTTAGATTCTGGTCAATTAGGTATGGAAAACTATATGAATGCTACACAAATGGTTTACTTAGATAATTTATTAGGTGGATTTGTTACAGAAAAACGAAAAGAATTAGGTAATAGTGATTATTATAAAAAATTAAGGGTGATAGTTGCAAAATCTGTTTCCGAAGGTATTGATTATGGTGATTCTAAATTTATAGTAAAGTGACAGAAAATGAAAAAAGTTAGACTATTTATAGACATTATCATTGTATTTGGAATATTAACATTAATATGGATAATTGAATTGTTCACCAAAAAAGAAAATAGAATACAATGGTAAAGAAAATAGTTTATTTTGATATGGATGGTGTTCTATGTCAATTCAGAAAAAAGTTCAATGAAGAAATTGAACGAAACCCTAAAATACAATTTCCACAAGCAACGTATGGTTTCTTTGCAAATTTAGAGCCACATACACACATGGTTTTCCTATACAAAGCACTGGAAAACAACGCAAATTTCGATGTGCATATTTTAACGGCACCATCTTATATAAATCCTTTGTGTTATACAGAAAAAAGAGTGTGGGTTGAAAAACACTTAGGTTTAGAAGCAGCAGAAAAAATGGTTATCACCGGGTATAAAAACCTATTAAAAGGTGATTATCTAATTGATGATAATGAGTCAGGAAAAGGTCAAGACAAATTCGAAGGAAAATTATTAATTGTTGATGAAAATGATATGAATAGTAGTATCGCTAATATATTAGTAACCCTGAAAGAAGATTTAGATTTAGACACAATTTAATTGTATTAGATAATCTATGAAAGATTTGATTTTACATTATGTGACATATGAAAAGAATGGTTCGTGTTGGAAAAAGGTAAAAATAAAGAAAATTGGTGTAGATGGTAGATGTGCCGTTTGTACCAAAGAAAAAATAGGTGAAAATGATTTATATTACTATGATGGTGAAATATATCATCCCAAAACTAAACACCCCCCAACAGGTTCTTTAAAAGTTATTTGTGTACATTTTTGGTTTAAAGATATTAGTACTAAAGTAAATCAAACACTAAAGATAGAATGTGAATCAATATTAGTAACTAATGAATATAAGATAAAATGGCCTTTGAAAATTAAAAGTAAAAATAGTTAATTAGTAAAATATACATACACAGATTTAACTTTAAGTAATATGAAAATTCTAAATTATACTAACAAGTTTCAGGTAATACTCGATATTATATTCAAACCGAACAAATTTCTTGAACAATTATGTTTGTATAAAAAAGAAGCTATTGGTAGAGTAGTTCGAGAGTCTACAGAAAAATTGGATATGATACAATACGATCAATACAAAAATGGTATTGTAATTGGTGATATTAGTAAGAATCAAATTGCAATATCAAAGATACCCAAAAGAGGTATAGACTTTCCAATAGAAGATGAAGATGATCCTTCTATAGTTAGGGCTTCTATTGAATATAAAGAAATTTATCCAATTAATTTTTCTTATATGGGAGATACGATATCTCCAGAAGAAATTAAACAACACCTTGCATTAGAACTTGCAAAACACCTAGTTAATAAAGGATTTATTCAAAGTAAAGTAGGAACAAACGATATAGTATTTTACATAAATGCATTTGGAAAATGAAAAACATAAACATAACAATATTTGATGGTGATGAAATATTACACGAATATCTTTCGGATATAATTCCAGAAATTGGTGATAGTATAGAAATACCAGAAGAATACCAAAAACACAAATCTAATGGTATTTATGAAATTATAAAGATAAAAAACTCAGGAATATATGATGTGAAAAAAAGGGTTTTTGTTGCACACACAAATAAAGTAAAAATTCACATTTAAAATTATATAGAATGATTAAAAAAGAATTAACTTGGATTTTAATATCAGCGTGTGCCATATCTGTAATATCTAATATTTTAATAATTAAATTATTAGTTTTTTTTAATTTGATATAAATATAATATGGGAGATAAAAAATATTTAGTAATTGATTTAGATAGTACTTTTTTCAATAAAATAGTGAATTTGGTTTCTATAGATAAACATGGGTTTTATCGAGTCGTTACAACAGATGGTATTATTGGGTTTTTTGAAAAACAACAACTGAACGAAATATAGCAATGAAATATTTTAAGTTTGTAAAGGAAAAAAATTCTAAGTGGTATGCTATATTACCAAAATGGACCGGGGATAAACAAGGTTTAGAAATGACATCTGGTGCTAATACTTTCTTAGAAAGATTATCACAAGGGGAAGATAGTGTTGAGGTCTGTATTTCTAAAGAACCTTTTGAAAAATATAAATATAAATTATCATTTGTTAATCATTTAGGTGGTGGTGGTACATATCATCTACAAAGTGATTTATACGAATTCCCTGTTTGGTTATCACAGGTGATAGAATTTGTCTTTGGTGAATTACCTAAAGACATTTATGTTTCTTAATTTTAGTAAAACAATTTAATTTAATATATGAACACATACGAAAAACAATACGAAACATTTGTGGGTAGAAGATTTTACCACAAAGATAATGAAAATTTAATTTACACATTTGCCGATATTGATGAAAATAACAAAGCGATAATTCTAAACAGAAGTTTTGAGAGTGCAACCTATGATATTGAACA